GGCCTCGACGCGGTCGTGCGGGCGTCGGCGAAGCTCCGGCTGTGGATCTCAGAATCGGACGCCTGCGTCAGGTGCCTCGCCTACACCGGCCTCACCGCCCCCGTGGGCGAGCCGTTCCCGGGCGGGCTGTCATGGGACCCGCGTCAACGCCGCCGGACGCCTGGCGTGGACGGGCCGCCGCTCCATGCGCACTGCAGGTGCCGGGCCGTGCCCTGGTCCGACAGCTGGAACGCTGACGGCACCTCGTTCCCGCTCGCGCTGCAGCGGGAGGCGCACCGCTCCCTCGCCTACGGGCGCGCCCGGCCAACAGAGTCCCGCGCGGCGCGCCTGCGGGCCGTGCGGGAACTCCTGCGTACCGAACCCGACCTGCTCCCGGCTGTCGAAGCCCGAGCCCGCACCGCACTACGCACCGGGAGCTTCGCCCCGGCCGCATAACCACGGCGCCCGCGACGGGCCGCCGCCAACCCCCGTGATGGGAGAACACAGATGGGCATCCACACCGACACCCTCGACCAGCCGTCCGGCATCAGCCTTCCGCCCGGCACGATCCTCGGCTACCGCGCCGACGGCCGCCCCATCCACGTCATCGCCGGCGCCGCCGAAGATGACGAGCCGGACATCGAAGTCGAGGTCGACGACGAGCCGGAGCCCGAGCCGGCCGACGGCGACGAGCCGGAGCCGGACGACAAGCCGAAACCGAAGCCGCCCGCGAAGAAGGCCGAGTCCAAGCCGGGTGACGACGACTACGCGCCGCCGTCGAAGGACGAGTGGGCGCGCACCCAGGCCGCGTTGAAGAAGGCCAACGACGACGCCAAGCGCCACAGGTTGAGGAACAAGGAGCTGGAGGACCAGGGCCGCGCCAACGAGACGGAGCACGAGAAGGCGCTGCGTGAGGCCCGCGAGGAGGGCGAGAAGCGCTACCGGGCGCCGCTGGTGAAGACCGCGGCCCGGTCCGCGCTCGTCGAGGCGGGCGCGCTGGCGTTCCTGCAGGACGAGAAGGAGCCCGACTCGCAGGCCGCCCGCGAGAAGGGCGAGTCCCGCCTCACTCGGCTGCTGAAGCTGGTGGACACCGAGGCGCTGGACATCGACGAGGACGGCTCGGTGTCGGGCCTGGAGTCTGCCGTCGATGATCTGCGCCGCGACTATCCGGAGCTGTTCGCGGCTCCGGCGCGGAAGCCGAAGGTGCGGCCGACGGGTGCGCCTCGGCAGCCAGCGGCGGAGAGGCCCAAGTCGACGGCGGAGATCCACGCCAACCGACTCCTGGGCAGGACTTGACATTCGAAGGTACAGTTGCCATGTCGGTAACGATTCGGTGATCGAATCACACTGACATCCTTTCTTGCGAAGGCGCCCGTGATGGGGCCCGAGCCCAACAGCTTCCCCATCACGCCGCCCGTAGGAGGGCAGTAGCCATCGCTCGCAATACGTTGGAAGCCTGGATTCCCGAAGAGTGGGAAACCTCCAAGGTCGTCCAGTCGATCACCCAGATTTCCGCCGTCGAGGCTCTCGCCGCCCGCATCCCCATGGGCTCCGACACGAAGCACGTCCCGCGCACTGCGGGTATGGACGTCGCGGTCGTCGCCAAGGGCGGCACCTACGGCGAGGACACCTCGCTGAACGACGAAGTCCTCCTGTCGGCAGTCAAGTTCGGCAAGGCCGCGAGGATCGCTGAAGAGGACATCGACGACTCGGTCGCGAACATCATCGAGGCGAAGATGGTGGGCTGGGGCAAGTCCTATGCCAAGCTCATCGACAACGCGTCCCTCGCCGTGTCCGCCGCGTCCAACGGCACGACGGTTCCGTTCACCAGCCTCTACCAGCTGCTGAACACCACGGACGCCACGCTCAGCTACACCGGTGGCGCGAACATCACCACCGCCGCCGCGGCGGGTGCCCCCACCTACTCGGAGTACTCCACCGCGATCGGCAGTGTCGAAGCCGGCGACTACTTCGACCCCGGCAGCATGGTCTCCATCGCGCACCCCGCGTTCCGCAAGAGCCTCCGCGGAGTCCTCGACTCCCAGAACCGGCCCATCTTCGTCGAAGGCCTGGCCGGAACCCCCGACACCATCTTCGGTGTCAACATCCGATGGAGCCTCGGCGCGAAGCTCGCCGCGACGGCGACGTCCACCCCCACCGGCCGCGCACTCATGGCGTTCGTCAATCCGGAGCTGATGCTCCTCGGCGTCCGCTCCGGCCCGGAGTCGGTGTTCATCGACGGCCGTGACGGACTGTCCGCCCTGACCGACGAGTCGATTCTGAAGATGCGCGCGAGGCGGGGCTGGGCCTACGGCCACCCCAACGGCGCGTCCATCCTCGTCGGCTGACCTTCCCCTTCGTCCCCGTACCGCCCGACGGCTCCGGGCGGTACGGCCAGCAGGGAGGTGAGCCGTGGCAGCGAAGAAGACCACCACTAGCGCCCGGGCCAGGCAACACCCCGCCAAGGCCGGAGAGCCCGAGACGGAAGTCGCCGAGCGCTCCGCCGACGGCAGCGACGGCACCCGCTTCGTCAAGGAGTTCGTCGTCCTCGCCGCGCGCTGGAACGACGAGGACTACCAGCACGAGGCCAACCGTGCCGGCGTGGTGAACGAGGCGATCCAGCGCGGCCTGCACCCGCGTGGCGACGTGTCCTTCGACGGCGGCGAACAGCACCTCGACGGCCTGTCGCTGGTTCTCACGTACTCGGTGGAGACCGTACCCGCCTCGGTCGACCACAACCCGGCTGACACCACCACGCCCCGCGACGTCATCGAGGGCGGGGCCTGACATGGTCAACGCCTGGGCGACCACGCAGGACGTCATCGACTCCACCGGGGTGTCCGTGACAGACCAGCAGCTTGTCCAGGCGCAGAAGGCAATCGAGGTCTTCTCCAACCGCATCTTCGGCGACGAGACACGGATGCGGACGCGAGACCTCTACTGGCTGGGCCAGGCCGTCGCCCACCAAGCAGCATGGCTGGCAGGCCAGTACGGGCTGGAGACGCGGCTGGATGCCACGCAGATCCAGCAAGACCAGGTCTCAAGCCTGCTGCAGGGCGACGGCCTGGTCCTCGCACCCATGGCCGCACGCTCCCTGAAGCGCGTGTCGTGGATGCGATCCCGGACCGTGCACATCCGGTCTGCCGTTGAGGGTGCGGGCCCGCTCGTCGGCAACGAACTCTCGGACGGCATCGACGACTCCCTCGTCTGGGCGCCCTACCACGGGGGTGCCTGATGACGGTCGCGATCGCCACCACCACCATCACCGTCCTGCGGGGCACTACCACCGACGCCTACGGCGACGAGGCGGACGTGGACACGCCGCGCTACACCGGCATCCCGGCCGCGCTGACGGAGCAGTCCCGGCGGGTCACCACCCGCGACGACCCGACGCCGCGCATCGTCCGCTACAGCGTCGACGCCGTCTCCTCGATGGCCAACCCCGCACTCACCGCAGACCTACGGCTCGACCTGCGGCGCACCACCTAACAGCACAGGCCAAGCAGTACCCGGGAAGACCGGGAGGCCAGCACGAGACCACCTTCGGAGAGGAGGCGGCCATGGCGCGATCCGGTGTGCGGATCGACCCGTCCGCACGCGTGCACGTCGACGCGGCCATCAATGACTGGCTGGAGCACGTCATCGGCGACGCCATCCTCGGCGACGCCCGCAACTACGTGCACAAGCGCTCCGGCCGCCTGCACGATTCTCTCCGCGCCGAGTGTCACGGCAAGGTGTTGCGCGTCGGGTCGCTAGACTGCAACTACGCCACCGACGTGGAACTGGGCACCAGCCCGCACGTCATCCTGCCGCGGAACAAGAAGGCTCTGTACTGGCCTGGCGCCGACCACCCGGTCGCGCGCGTCAACCACCCCGGGACGGCGCCCGCCCCTTACTTGCGTCCGGCCCTGTTCCAGCGGAGGACGCCGTGAGCCTCCTCCTGCGCGCCACCCCCGAACTCGTCGCCACCGCCTGGCTCAAGACCGTGGTCGGCGACCGCGTCGCGACCACCCTGCCGAAGGACAACAGCAGTTGGGCGGCGTCCGGGTTCTGCACGCTCGTCGTCGCCGGCGGCACCCCCAACCTGTACGTCCCGCTCAGGGAACCCGCCATCGGCGTCGACTGCTGGGCCTTCAACCCGCAGTCCCAGAAGCCACCGTGGAACAAGGCGGCCGTGCTCGCCGAGGCGATTCAGGCCGCCTGCTACGACCACCCCGCGATCCCGCAGCGCCTCACCCTGCCGACCGGCTATCCGCAGGCGCAGGTGCTGTCCGCGTACACGACCGGTGAGCACCGCCGCGTGCCCGACGACCCGTCGTCATACGCCCGCTACAGCATCCCCGGCCTCGTCATCGCATGGACGGAGGTGTCCGCGTGAGCCACCGCTACGCCATTCAGGCGCGCACCCCCGGCGGGGACCTCCTCACCTGGCACGGGCGGGTCATCGTCCACAACAGCCGCGGCGAGCTGGAGTTCCTCCTCGCCGGGGACATCCGCATCGTCGAATGCCCGCGCAGCATCCCGCCCGAGGACTGCATCGAACTCCGCTTCCACCCGCAGTTCTCCCACCACCAGTTCCCCCTTCGTCGAGAGGCGTATCGCTAATGCCGACCGTCCGGACCACCATGCAGCCCGACCGGGAGATCGAGGTCGACGCAGCCGAATACCTGGACCTGCAGCGGCAGGGCCTCCTCGCCGAGGACAGCCCGGCCCCCGTAGCCGAGGCCGCGACCGCGCCGTCGGCCGTCACCCCGAAGAAGACCGCCAGCTCGGCCGGAAGCAAGGAGAACTGACGATATGTCCGTTACGACCACAAATCTGATCCAGGGCCCCGGAACCCTCTACTCCGGCGCGTTCGGCGCGACAGAGCCGACCGACACCGCCGTCAACGCCATCCCGGCCGCCTCCGCGTGGACCGACATGGGCGGCACCCAGGACGGCGTCAAACTGTCCGTCGACCAGACCTACAGCGAGCTGGAAGTCGACCAGATCACCCTCCGCGTCGGGTCCCGCCTGACCAAGGCCGACTTCACCATCGAAACGTCGCTGGCCGAGGCCACGCTGGAGAACCTGTCGACCACCCTCAACGGCGGCACGGCGGCATCCGGGGCGGGCTTCAAGTCCTTCGACCCCAACGTGAGCTCCAGCGCGACGCAGCCGAACTACTTCGCCGTGATCATGGACGGTTACGCGCCCAATCAGTTCCGCCGACGGATCATCGGCCGCCGCATGCTCAACACGGACAGCGTCGAGCTCGCCTACACCAAGGACAAGCAGACGCTGCTCCCCCTGAAGCTCGCCGGCCACTACGTGTCCTCGTCCATCGCCCCGTTCCACCTCGTCGACCAGACCAGCTAGCCGACGCCGAGCCCTGCCCGCAACGAGGAGTACCACCCATGGCATCCACCACCCGTCAGACCGCCGCAGCCCGGAAGCGGACCGCAGCGAAGCCCGTCAATGGCAGTGGCGGCGATCTGAACTTCGAGCCGATCCGGATCGCCGCTGACGGCGACGTCGAGGAGGAGGAGCGGGTCCCGCTCTTCTATATCGGCGACGAGCCGTACACGATCCCCAAGACCATTCCAAAGGGTGTCGCGCTCCAGTACCTGCGGCACGCGGCCAACGTCGGGCACGAGCTGGCGACGGCGCCCCTCCTGATCCGCGTACTGGGCGAGAAGGCCTACATGGCCCTGGAAGAGTCCAGGGCGCTGACGGGCGAGCAGCTCGAAGCGATCGTGGACATCATCGTCAAGCAGGCCCTGGGAGAGCAGGAGAAGGGGGGAAAAGCCGGGCGTGGATGACCCGGTTGCGTGACTGGGCCTACGGCCAAGACTGGCTGGATGCGGTCGCCGACCGGCTCGCCCAGGTCATATGGGTCCTCGACCATGAGGCCGACATCGACGCCGACTTCCTGGCCATCTACGGCATCGACCTCCTTGAGCAAGAGGTCTCCGGACCCCGCTACCTCGCCCTCGCCCACCGACTGACCGCCTACCAAGGCGTGATGGCCGCCCGGGTGGAGGAAGAACGCGAAGACCGGCCGGCCCCCAGCAGCACCCCAACCCGCACGAGCAGCACCGCCCCGCCGTCCAGGCAGGGCGCAGGCGAGTCCACAGAGGTCTCGCTGACCCAGTTCCGGGCGCAATTCCCGGGGCTCGTGAGCGTGGGAGGCGGATGACGTGGCGGGCTCGTTCCGCATCGCGGAGGGATACGTCGAGGTCACAGCCGACGAATCCGGCTACGACCGCGCCATCGACCGGCTGAAGGCCAAGAAGACCTCGGTCAAGGTCGGCGTCGACCTCGACGACAAGGATGCGATCGCCAAGCTCGACAAGCTGCTCAAGCCCCGCACCGTAAAGATCACCGCGGATGCGGACACGCGGACCGCCGCGGATGACCTGGCACTGCTGGCCCGCCGCCGCGTTGTCGCCGTCGACGCCGACCTCGATGAAGGTGGCGCGCTCACCCAACTGAGCGCGCTCAGCGCCGACCGGACAGTCCGCCTGTTCGTTGACGTCGACGACGCCGACGCCATCGCCCGCCTGGACGCGCTGACGCGGGACCGCATGGTCAACGTGACCGCCGACATGGACACCCGCGCCGCGGCCGATGATTTGGCGCTTCTGACTCGCCGCCGCACCGTCCGGGTCGACGCGGACGCCGACACCGCGGACGCCGCCGCACGGCTCGACATCCTTACGCGGGACCGCACCGTACACATCAGGACGGGCATCCTCGGCGCCCTCGGAGGGGGAGGCGGCGGGGGAGGCCTCGGGGGCCTCACTTCGAGCCTGTCCAGCCTCACGGCGGCAGCAATCGGAGCGCTGCCCACGGTGGCGTCGCTGGGGCAGGCGATCATCCAGATGGGTCCGGCAGCAGCCATCGCCGGACCCGCGATCCTGTCGCTGGCTACCGCATTCGCCGCCGTCAAGGTCGGCACGAGCGGCATCGGGGCCGCCTTCAAGGCTGCCTTTGCTCCGGCCACCACGTCCGCAGGCGCCGCAACGAAGTCGACGCGAGCGCTGGAGAACGCTCAGCGCTCCCTCGCCAAGGCTCAACAAGGCGTGAAGGACGCCGAGGTCAACGCAGCCGCAGCCCGCGTGCAGGCGGCCCGGCAGATCGCGGACGCCCAGCGGAACCTCAAGTCCACCGTGCAGGACGTGGCGGACGCGAACCGGCGGGCCGCTGAGCAGGTGGCGCAGGCCGAGCAGGATCTCGCCGACGCCCAAAAGTCGGCCCGGCAGGCACAACTGGACCTCACCGCGGCCCGCAAGGACGCCGCCCGGCAGCTGGAAGACCTCGCCAACCAGCAGAAAGACGTAGAACTCGACCGCCGCGAGGGCGTCCTGCGCGTACAGGACGCACAAGACGAGCTGAACAAGACGCTCGCCGACCCGAAGGCGACGGAGAAGCAGCGGGCCGAGGCGCAGCTCACCTACGACGAGGCCGTCCAGCACCTACAGGAAGTGCAACTCCAACAGGACCGTCTGACGAAGGATGCGGCCGACGCGAACAAGGCCGGAGTTGAGGGCTCCAAGCAGGTCACGGACGCCAAACAGAAGATCGCCGACGCCAACCAGACAATCGCCGACAAGACCCGGGCGCTGAAGGACGCGGAGATAGAAGCATCCCGCACGCAGGTGGCCGGCGCACAGAAGGTCGCCGACGCCGAGCGGCAGGTCGCTGACGCACGAGCCGCGGCAACTAAAGCTGCCGTTGACGGGGCGCGGAGCATCAAGGACGCGCAGGAGCAGGTCGCGGACGCAGCACGGGCTCTGGCCGATGCACAAACATCGGGCGCTGCGGCGACGAGCAAGGTCGCCGACGCCATGGCGAAGCTGGCTCCGAATGCGCAGGCATTCGTGAATGCGGTCCTGGCGCAGGCGGGCGCCTGGCGGGCCCTGAAGCTGGACGTGCAGAACACGCTGTTCGCCGGACTCGGCCAGAAGTTCACGGCCCTGTCGACTGCGGTGATTCCGCCGCTGCGCGCCGGGCTCGTCGGTATGGCCGGGGTACTCAACACGGTGGCGAAGAACGCCGCCGACGCGGTGATCCAGCTGGCGAAGACGGGCCAGCTTCGGCAGCTGTTCGACGGGCTCACGGCGGGCGTGCGCCCGCTGTCCCGACTGCCCGCACAGATCATCACGGGGCTCGCACAGATCTCAATCGCCGCATCGCCCGCGTTCGCGCGGCTCACCACCGCAGCCGCCGGCGCGGCGGACCGTATCGCCAAGAAGCTCGGCGACGCCTTCAAGTCGGGGGCGCTCGAGGACGCCATCAACAACGGCGTCGAGATCGCGAAGCAGTTCGGGAAGCTCCTCGGCGACATCTTCGGCACGTTCAGCAACATCATGAAGGCTGCCGCGCAGGGTGGCGGCGACGCCCTGGGGACGCTCGGCTCGGTCTTCGCGGAACTGCGGCGCATCACCGCCATGCCGGAGGTGCAGAAGGCCCTCGCTAGCATCTTCACGGCCATCAACTCGATCGCGAAGCTGGTCGCGGGCACACTCGGGGCGGCGATCGAGGCGGTCCTCCCGTTGCTCGCCGCGATCGCCCCTGTGATCACTGAGCTGGCAACGAAGTTCGGGCCCGTCCTCGCCGACCTGGCCAAGGCTCTCGGTGAGGCCCTGACGCCGATCATTGACGCGCTGCTGCCCGTCGTCACGGACATCGGAAACGTCATCATCGGCCTGGTGCAGGCGGTGCTGCCGCTGCTGAAGCCGATCGGCGACCTGATTGGCGCGATCGTCCAGGCACTTGCTCCCGTGGTGTCGGCGCTGGGTGCGCAGTTGGTGCCGGTGGTTGCCGCGCTGGCTCAGGGGCTCGCGCCGGTGGTTGGTGCGCTGGTTCCGGCGGTGCAGGCGCTGGGCCAGTTCATTGGCCAGTTGGCGCCGATGTTCCCTCAGCTCATGTTGGCAGTGCTGCCGCTGATTCCGCCGATCGCTCAGCTGACGGTGGCGTTGCTGGATCTGGCGTTGCAGGTGATTACCCCGCTGATGCCGTTGATCACCGGCCTGGCGGGGCTGCTGACGACGGTCCTGACGGGCGCGATCACCACGCTGGTGCCGGGAATCACGATGGTGATCGGCTGGCTGACGACGTTCACGGATGCGGTGACCGGCGTCGTCAAGTGGATCGTCGACCAGTTCAAATGGCTCTACGACGTACTGGTTGGGCACAGCATCATCCCGGACCTGGTCAAGGCGATCATCGGCTACTTCACGGGCCTATGGTCAAAGACGAAGCAGATCTTCACCGACCTGAAGAACGGTGTCGTGCAGATCTGGAACGACCTGTGGGCGAAGGCCCGCCAGAAGTGGGATTCGTTCTGGTCCGGGCTGCGCACGTCGCTGTCGAACGCGAAGACGTCGGTGACGACGTGGGCATCTAGTCTGCGCAGCTCTGTGACGTCTTCGTGGAGCAGCATGTGGAACGCGGCCTCGTCGAAGATGACGTCGACGTTCTCCACCCTCCGGGGCAAACTCGGCGAGTTCAAGACGTGGATGCTCAGCGCGGTCAAGGCTCTGCGGGACGGCTCCGGCTCCCTGTGGTCCGGAATCCAGTCGAAGTTCGCGGGCCCGGTGAAATGGGTCATCTCGCACGTGTACAACTCGGGCCTGCGCAAAATGTGGAACGCCATCGCAGGCAAGATCTCCAGCAAGATCACACTGCCAGCGATCTCGCTCGGCTTCAACAAGGGCGGCGTCGTCCCCGGCAGCGGTAACCGCGACACCGTGCCCGCCATGCTCACCCCCGGCGAACGCATCCTCTCCAACAGTCAAGTCGCCTCCCTTGGCGGCCACCGCGGCATCGACGCCATGCTCGGCCAGGACCGCCCGACCAAGACGGGCGGCAACCCCACCCCGCAGCAAGAACGGCGTATACGGCAGCCGGGGGCGCAGCACTTCGCGGGCGGCGGAATCATCGGCACCGTCACCTCCGCGATCGGCGGCGCAGTCGGATCCGTCGCGTCCTGGGCCAAGGACGTGGTCGTCGGCGGACTGAAGGCGGCGGCACAGAGGGCGCTGAGCGCCCTCGTCCGGCCGCTCATCAACCAGATCCCCGGCGGAAACGCAGGCATCGGCGGCCTGCTGAAGGGCCTGTCCAACAAGGCTGTGGACGGGATGCTCGGCTGGTTCACCAACGAGGACAAGAAGGCCGTTGGCGGGCCCGCCGTACAGAAGGCGCTCTCGTGGGTGAAGACGCAGAACGGGCTGCCCTATCAGTGGGCTGGAAACGGGAATCCCAGCTGGGACTGCAGCGGTCTGATGTCCGCGATCGAGTCGGTGATCCGCGGCGAGCGCCCGCACCGCCGGTGGGCGACCGGCTCCTTCGTCGGGAATAGCGGCCCGTCCGGATGGGTCCGCAACCTCAACAGCCCGTTCATGATCGGCATCACGAATGCGGGCGTCGGCCACACCGCGGGCACCCTCGCCGGAATGAACGTCGAGTCCAGCGGCGGCGCCGGCGTCCACATGGGCAAGAGCGCCCGCGGCTACAACAACTCGCTGTTCACCAGCCGTTGGGGCTTCGCGCCGGCCGCCAAGTACGACTCAGGCGGCCTGCTCCAGCCCGGCGCGACGATGGCCGTCAACGCCACCAAGCGCCCCGAGCGGGTCCTGACGCCTGAGCAGAACGCCGTGTTCGAGCAGCTCGTCAAGGGCGCTGGCGCGGGCGGCGGCAGCATCACCATCGAAAACATCACCGTGTCCGGCACGTTCGACTTCTCTAGCCCCGCCAGCAGGAAGGCCGCAGCGAACGCCATGGTCACCGAGATGAAGGAAGCGCTCCGCCGCTACGACAACGCGAGGGCCCGATGACGTCAGTCCGCCTGTTTGAGCCAGGCGTCCAGAGTGGGTCGCGAGACGTCGAGCGCTCCGGCGATGGTCCACTTAGGGGCACCGTGCCTGCGCGCTTCGGCGACCAGCGCCATCTTGTCGCGGTGGATTGCGGCGTTCAGCCGCTTCTCGGCGGCGACGAGGGCGGCGATGTTGCGGACGGCAGCGGTTGCGGCATCGTCGCTGGCCTGCTGCTGGCGATGCTCGACCTCTGTCTCGATGCCGTGACGGACGAACATCAGCAGGTCGGCACGCGTCTCCGCCTCGCTGGTGGCCACGATCGTCATGCCGTCGTCGATGCCCATCTCGGCGTAGTAGCGGTCGGCGATAACTGCGGGGGCGATGCGCCCGTCCACGAGTTGCTGGAGTTCGTCGGCCGTGACGAACTCGGTGAGATCCGGGCCCAGGTGGACCAGGGCGTCGTAGGCGCTGTCGTAGGTGGTGTTCATGAGGCCCCCTCACGCGTTGATGTAAATCCATATTACATCGAACGGGACGCAAACGTAAAGCGGGTTTACGTAAATGGTGGGGGGCGTGCCCGATGAGCCTGTACGGCTGGGGCGACATCCAGCTCGGGCGGATCCCGCTCCGGGAGGGCTTCGTCGCCACCGAGTCCGGCGGCGACGGCCGCGGCCTCGACCTGGAAGGGCAGGAGTCGAGTCCGCCGCTCACCCGGGCGCAGGTCATCGCCCGGCACGACGGCATCAACTCGCTGATCCCAGGCCAGGTCATCCCCGTCACGTTCACCGACAAGCCCGAGAGGAACGGCTACTACGCGGTGAAGACGTCATCGGCGACGTACACCGAGTACCGCACCGAGATGGTCACCTCCGACTGGAAGGTCGGCTTGGACCGGATCGGCTCGGATGCTGAAGCCGACCTGCAGAGCAGGCTGACGGGCGCGGTCCGCCTCAATGATTTCTCGCTGACGGGGGAGCGCTGGCATGCCCCGCCGATCGGCCACTACGGCTACTACACCGGCTCCACCAACCCGACCACGATGACCCGGACCGGCGCCGACGGCGCGATGACCGTGTACCGCGGCGTGCTCGCCAACGTGTCCCCGCGCTGGGGCTGCCTGCCCACCGCCTACCTCACTGGCCGGGTGAAGGTCACCACGACCGGCGGGCAGGAGGTGTACGGCGTCGACGTACCCCTCGCCGCCACCGGCTGGGCCCTGTCGAACGGTCTCGTCAACGTGACCACCTCGGCGTCCGCCACCCTCGACGTGCAGGCCTACACGGGCGGCGCCTACCACTCCAAGCTCTGGAACGTCTCCGTCGCCGGATCCGCCTCCTCGATCACCTCATGGGACGGGGTGACGCTGCTCCGCAACGACCCCGAGATGGCGATCGTGCGCCTGGTCAAGGGCCAGAACCCCGGCAGGGCCACCCTCGACTTGACGCTGCGCCGCGGCTCACGGTTCGTCGAGGGCTACCTCCAGATCGGCACCTCGGCCACCCTCGCCGCCTACCGCAGCACGTTGGAGACCAACACGTCGTTCGCGGCATCCGGGTACGTCACCGCCACCGCCAACGACTCCGACGGCAACAGATTCGCGGTCGGCTCCGCACGCTCGTTCACCGCCCACACCAACGGCGGCATGCAGAAAGCAGCCGCCACGGCCATGGACTTCTGGATCGGCGTCGCGGCGGGAGGCGGCAGCGCCGTGTCCGGGGATGCGGCCACTGATCTGCGGAACATGTACGTCGCGTGCATGCCGGAAGCCGTCTACGGAGTCCGGAGGTAGCGCGGGTGACGGTTCAGGAAGTCCTCAAAGCCCTCGGCTCATGGGAGGTCAAACTCCTGCCGGGCACGCCCCGCGATGTCCTCGATGCGCTCGACTACTTCGGTCATGTCGCGATCATCCCCGGCAGGCTGGACCCGCTGCAGTACGGCGACAACCTGCTGACCACGGCCCGCTACGTCGGCGTGCTCAGGACGAGGACGATCGGAGACGACGGCCGCACCAACGCCCCGCAGGACGACCTCAGCGTCGGCGGCGTGGGCATGGCGATGTGGCTCGGCGACGAGGACGGCAAAGGCGACGTCTACGAAAACGCCGTCGCCCCCGCCTCCACCTCGTTCGCCACCGCCATCAACATGCTCCTCCCCGCCTCGGGCGCGGTCACCGCGGGCACCATCTACAGCGTGGCCGGCCAGTACACCGGCCACCACCAGTACGAGTCGCCGCGCACCGCGATCGGGTACGTGTGCGACACCATGTCCACCAGCAGCGTCCCCGTCTCGTGGCGCGTCAACGGAAACGGCACCCTGGATGCCGGGCCCGACTCCAACCTGTTCGTCACCAACCCGACGTGCGTCATCATGGCGATCGGCGCCGGTGAGGACATGGCGCTGCGGGCTCTCCCCGGCAGCATGGACGTCACCCGCGACGTTGAGGACTACTCCACCCGCGTCGTCCTCCTCGCCGAGGGCGACGGCTCCAGCATCGCCACCGGAGCCGCGGACATTTCACCGGCCACCGGCTACAAGGACATCCACGGCAACGCGCTCAAGATGACGCGCCTGGTGTCCGAGTCGGACACGGCGACCGCCAACGCGGCCACGCGCGCACAGCTGGCCCTGTCGCAGTTCACGTCCACCCGCAACGCCCTCACCCTGTCCACCGCCGACTACGACGTACACGGCAGCTTCCAGGTCGGCGACCGCGTGTGGGTGTACGACCCGGACTCGGGGCTCGTCGACACGACCACGGAGATCACATTCCGTGGCCTGCGGATCAACCCGCTCAAACTACAGGTCACCGAAACCCAGTGGGCGATCACCAAGGGCGACACGGTCGCCTACCGGTCCGCGGCCGGCACCTGGACCGACCTCACCCAGTACGTCGAGTTCGAAACCGACACCACCAGCACAGTGACCGTGGGGGACTTCTCCCGGCAGCTCACCAACACCTCCACCGAGCCCGTCGGCTCCCGCCCCAACGCCGACACGAGCGTGCCCGGGCAGCCCACGTTCGTCGAGCCGTTC